ATCGCCGCAATCTCTGGAACGGAACTCAACGCGAGCCAACCAGGCGCCAATCCTGACAGAGGAAGAGGAGTAATATCCTCTCCATGCCAGAAGAAACGCTTAGCGAACTCGAACGTCAAATCCCGCCCAATGATGGACTTGCTACTGTTGATACCGACGCCAATGCGCTCCATGAATACTTTGTACTCACGCGCGACTTTGGGATGACCAATAACAATGTCATCGCCAAGTATGGCATATAAGTCGAACCAACCTGGCACGCCTGCTAGGCGCGCACAGTATTGTATAATACAATGGTGTGTGATAGCTAACATCGCCCAAGAACTATACGCCCCCATGGGCTGACCCACAGCGTACTTGACAGCCAACAGCTTACCAGCCTTCCCTCGCCCGCAAGTTGCGGACGCGAGAGCCGGACTCAACTGAAACCATCTTTCCGTCATGAACCACCTCCACGAAGCCGCTAGTCTCAGACTAGTCAACGCACCCAAAAGATGCTCTTGGAGCGATACAGGCAGTCTATCGGTCGCTGCTGATAAATCAAAAGACCAAACTCTTGACAACCCTCGTTCCCGCATTACCTTCACTAATCTCTTAGCTGGGGCAATTTGGTCATAAAGGCCATCTTGAGGGATCTTCTGAAGTACTCGCTTAAACAGATACAGGTGAAGCGGACGCAACACCCACTGCGTGAAGCTATCTACCATCGCAAACACTCTAATCTTGCCGGGCTCCGCCTTCGTCGCAAGACGGCCTAACATGACTCCAGGCTGAACAAGATACTGACCCGCTGAAACGATAGTCCGACGAATAACACCATCCCCTCCTTTCCAGGAGGATCCGGCTGGCCCGAGGATATCCCCGAGCCCGCTACTCGCCAAATTAAAGATCAACGGGGCAGCATCATTACGAACCAGGTGTTCCGACCCAGTAAGTTGGCACAGCTCAATGACTTTACGCCACGTAGCCGTTTGAACCCGCCAAATAGCGAGGTCAACGAAGAACCGGCTGCTATTAAAGCAGTTTTCCGGATCTCCCGCCGTCCATGCCCAAGCCGTGTTAGGGCCCGATTTCAATAATGGAACCATCACCGCCTTCAACTGAGGAAAGAAACTAGACCCTTTAGGGGTCTTTCCCTCAGCCAAAGGAGCGACTCCATGAAGTAAATTCAATTCATTCACGAAAACCCATGTAAAGGATTTCCATGCCTGAACCAAACCTACTCCCAAGTCCACACCTGGTTTCACAATCGTTTCGACAGAATACTTCCCCTTATACGGCAGGACTCGATACAAAGTAAAGAGCCCTAACCATAACCGGATGGTACCCTTATCTCCACTTTTGATCCGCTTTCTGTGATGGCCCACGATCGATCTCGGAATCCCAGATCGAGTTCGAGCAATTGCAGGTCCAAGGCTCTGAGGAGCAGTCTTCAAATCTCTAGCCAAGAACTTCTCTAAGAGAAGTTTCTCAGCTTTCAATCTGATCGCCGCCCCACGATATCCTTGTGCCCGTATAATAACAAATACGGTACGCACGAAAACAAACGTGGCTTTAACCCAACCCCGAGAACGCGAGCCTGAGAGAAGCGGCGCAACTATCACTAGTCGCCCCACCAATCTCTTAGCGCTTTTTACAGCGCTAGAC